ATCAATCACGGTAGTTTCCATAGTTGCATCATCGAATGGTAAATCTTTAAACCATTGTGGCAAACGTAGTTCGTCTACTGGATAAGCTACTGAGGTATATGCCATCGGATTATCTTTGATTTTACAAACAATGACTTTTGCGCCATCAACGATGTTCATTGAGTATTTGTCGTCAAACATTCTCTTGAGAGTATTCCAATTAAGACTAGCACGAACGTGTCCGGGCATATTAGCCTTACCTTGTTTCTTTTCTTTGGCAGCATATTCTGTAATGTTGTTGGCTCGCTTAGGTGAACCCTTCTCCCAACCAGGTCGAGTCTTAAACTCTGTTCTAAAATCTGTGATGTATTCTAGAACTTCTTCTTTACTATGACCAGTTAAGACCATTTCAAGAACTTTGCTTAGGAAGTCTTGGATAACAACCGGGGTATCTGACCGCTTGAGGTCAAGCCCCATAGCTTTAATCTTGCCTGGCTTTCCTTCGACATCTGTACGTTTTCCTTCTTTGTCGTAGTAGAGGACGGCATATCGTTTCTTTGTAATGAATAGTCCTTTGGAAGCAACAATCTCGCGACCTGCTTTGATGACCTCTCCTCGATTTTTTGGGCAGTGGAAGACATCGGACATAAATTTTGCAAAGGTTCCATTTACTTCTTCTCCTATGGTATCATAAAGTTCAATTACATTTTCACGAGACCACGGTATGGTCCCTTTCTCAATGTCCTTCTTCAGCGTAGTGTATGCTGAGAAGTAACAAGAGTCTGTGTCACCGTAGATAATAGCTTTACCTACATGGTTAAATTCGCCTGTGATAATTTCGTTTACTTTACTTGCCATATGTTTGGCAATTTGTCTACCAGTAAGAGTTGTGGATTGACCAATTCTGTTATCAAAGAATCTACATCCAGGATTAAGAATAGCACCGTATAATGAGTTTAAGTTAATCTTTTTAACTAATTGACGTTTGTCCCAGTATTCTTCTTCAATCTTATTACCTGCTTGAATACATTCTTTTAGTTTGGCCTGCATTTCTTTACGTTCTGAATACCATCTCTTAAGCAGTCCTGGAATAATACCTTCTTTTTCGTAGGTAAAGATAGTTCCATTTGCAGAGATCATCCACGGTTGATTACTTTCAAAAATTAAATCGTAAATTTGTGCTCCGCTAAGAGTATCACTACCGCCGCCTTCCCAGTCAATGGTAATTTCACGACCTACTTCTTTTTCCATTACAGAAGTATATTCTAAAGAACCAAAAATACCTTCCCATGCTGCCGCAAATGATTTGCCTTTAGCCATCTCTGCTTCAATGTATGCTTTAGTTCCATCTGGACGTAGTTGACCAACAATGGTCTCTGGTCCCATGTTCAAAGCCCTAATAGCAGAAGGATAAAGACTATTAATATCAAGAGAACCAATCCACTCATGTATACCTTTCTTAGGATATGCAACATAAGCACCAGCGGCCTGTGTGTCTGCTCCAGCTTCTCGTTGTACACGGTTAGGAACAATCATGCCTCGTCTGTGTGCTTCATTAATAATTGCTTGTTCTGTAACAGCAACAGCACCCATAGTTGTTTGAATAAGAACCGTATTTTCATGTGCAATGGTGTTAGCAAGATCGATAAATTTTAATTTTTTATCTAACTTATCTAACAATGCACAATCTTGTCGGTTATACTCAATAAACTTTCGAAAATCGTTATTGTAAAGTTGATCAAGTGTTCCTTCGTAAACGGTCTTAGACTCGCCTACTTCCATTTCCCCGATCGCGTCCAGTCTGTATGTATGTCTTTCTTCGTATGTGTACTTTCTGTATAGTTCCAACGAGTCAACGTGAACACGCCCAACCAAGTCATAGGTAACAGCAGTTTTGCCAAACTTTTCATATTCTCTCTTTTTTGGATATTGATTCCATAAACAGAATCGACGAGTATCTTCTTTGCTTAGGACTTTGATTACACGATTAACGGTATATGGAATATCAAAACCTTCCGAGTTCCAACCACTTAATACATCTGCTTCTTCAATAAGGGTTAAAAATGTATCTAACATGTCTGCTTCATTTTCAAAGAGCATAGTGTTAGGAAATTCTGCAACAGCCTTCTCAGCTTCTTCCATATTCATAGTTTTTGGAGGAATAGCCAAACAGACCATAGTTTCCATCCATTGTAGATGAACGGCAATGGCAGTAATTGGCATGAATGCATCGTCGGGTGATGCATAGCCACGCTCTGGGTCAAAGTCTACCTCAATATCAAAAAATGCTACATTTAATTTTGGAGCATCAATATTTAGATAATGATCTTCTAAACAGCGATAGATTGGGTTAATGTCAGATTCGTAAAGTTTTTTGTTTGAATGAATTGCAAGTTCTTTGCGAAGTTCTTTTACATTCTTGCAACTTACACGACTTAGGGGCTCGCCCTTGATTGATTGAAATTTACCTTTTGGATCAAGGTAATAAAAAAGGTGTTTGGCGGCATAATCTTTATAGTGCCTTTGACCTTTGTCATCACGTTCAACGACACGAATTGTGTCGTTTTCGCGATCATAGAATGCGTCAACGTAGCTCATTTTTTCTCCTTGCAATTTTTGGCTTGCAAATACCTAAAGTGCGGATTCTGGCCACGCCTACCATCTAAACTTATATTTAATTACTTAGCATTCTAATTAAACCTATGCTATCTATAGTGGTTAGCAAGATGTAATTAGCCAGCATACCAAATGATTTCCTAGTCCAAGCAGCCCAAGCGTACATAGCACAACCAGTGATCCAAATAGGATAAAGTACCAAGAGAGGTGGGTTAGGGACCGTAAGGGCCATTGTGATACTACACCCAATACTAATAGCCCAAGCAAGAAGCTCGACAATAAAGCGGCTACGGTAACTCCTAAAATCATCTTTGATCCACTCTATGGTTGAATTAAAGTATTCTATCATTCTGGTAAACGTTTAGTAACGCCAAGGATCATTTCAACTTCGTCCCATTCAGTTTCGTGATCTTTCCAATTATCTTTATGTGCAATCTTGATTGCTTTATTGATCCAGCTTGGTTTGATTTGCAGCTCTTCTGCTACGGCTTTAACGGTTTCTTTTAGGCCTTCTTGGAGATCTTCAATTTCACGAAGTACATTTCCGCCTTCATTGATAAGTCTCTCAAGTTTGGCTTTTTCTTCTGCACCATACATTTTTGCCATAGTATTCTCCTGTGTATAAAAGTATATTATATAGCCAACAAAAAAGCCAGTCAACTCAGGACTGGCTTTTGTTTACCTTTTGGTAAAATTACTTTTGTGCTTCGGATAACACATCATACATTTCAAATACACCGCCCATTCTTTCATATACTAGCCCGGCATATAGATCTGCTTTCATTCCTTCACCTAGTTTAGATTTAGCAACACGCTCAGCCCAGGCAAATAATTCTTTGTCTTTTGGATCAATTTGTTGTTGACCGCCGCTTTCTTGTACTAGTTTTACCATGTCTTTGAAAGATAGTTTTGTTTCAACTGATTCTGCAACTACTTTCTTAGAAGTTTTTACAGATTCGTTTTTCTTACCAAAGTATTTTGCTTGTTTAGCACTCATACCTTTCTTGCCATCTTTCTTGTCGCCGCCTTTCTTTTTATCTTTAGCAGCTTTCTTCATTGGTTCTTTTTTGTCACCGTCACCGTCGATGTCTGCAAAATCTGGCTTACCCTTTGCAGCTTCAACCATCTTACTAAATTTAGACTTGAACTCAGGATCAATAGACTCGTCTTTCTTTTTCTTATCTTCTTTTTCAGCTTGTTTTCCACTATAGCGATCACCCGCTGTATGTTTCAAACCAGTTTTAGTTTTTTCTGCTGTACCGCCACTAGCTGTTTTTTTCTTGTCGCCTACTTTAGCATCGGCATCAAAAACTTCATCCATCTTTTCATCAGCTTTTTTCTTAGCTTCTGCAATATATGATGAAGTACCTGCTAGCACACGTAATTGTGCATCTTCGTTAAGCTGAACAGCTTTTGGTAATTCTGGAGCTTTTGGTAGATCAACTTGATCGTTTAAGCTATGAATTTTAGTAAGTAATGATTTGAAGTCCATGTTTGAGTCCTTGTATCCTGTATAAAGATCCTATAATATATTTATCTTTTTATGGCAGAGCCGCCACCGAAGATATTAGTTTTCATATCTAGGGCATTTTTAGCTGTACCGTCCTTATTTTTTGCTTGTTTTACTTTAGGAACTGCTGGTGCTTTTGTACCAGATTTGCCTGGGCTACCTGTGTAGCTTTTATTTCCACGATCTTTTCCTATAGCAATATGAGGGCTAACAACCGTGCCGATATTAGCCGATGATGTTGCTCCTGCTGTAGCTGATTCTAAAATATCACGTATTTTCATAATATATTATTTATTCTTTCCGCTTTTCATATTTGCACACCAGTGATACATTTTAGATTTCTCACCCGATGCATTTTTTGCACGTTTGCGTAGATCAGTAACTGAACCAGAACAACTAGCCCCTGAACGTTTTACTCTTCCGGGGCGGCTTTTTCCTTTAACTTTTCCGTCAGCAAAGTTTTCTATAACAAACTCTTTAGCTCTCATCTCATTGCTACCTGGAAAGCCTGATGCTTTTCTTTTCTAGAGTCTAAATGTTTAAGCCCGGGATTGATAGTTTTAGTAACCGCTTTAGTATCTTTAAAACTATCAATTTTTGGTGCTACTCTATTTTTCCAATACCAAACTGCTACTTTAGCAGCAATTTCTGGTTTTTCTACAAGTTCGGGTTTTTGCTCTAACGGCAATCCTAATGCTTGGCCTGCTTTCTTATAATTGTCTCGACCTGTCAGCTGTATGTATCCGCGACCTTTATATTTTGCTCCGTCTCCAACATTTTTATTACCCAATGCTTTTGCTTTTTTAGGAGCATATTTAGGATCATATTTTCGAAAGTCTAATGATCCGCCTATTTCTTTCATGTGTTTAAAATCTAAAGTTTCGTGAGCGCATTGTGCTAAAAACGCTGTAAGCTCGTGACCTACTATACCTGCTTTTTCAGCAGCCTTTTTTAAGTAGACTTCGTGGGGATTACCGGTTACGCTTTTTGCAATATCTTTTTTAGATACCTGTTGAATAACATCCGGTTTAGAATGTTTAGCATTAGCATCACTAGGAGCACCGAATGCCATTGCAGTTCCTAGTGCCCCGGCTGCTGCCCAGTCCTTCCATCCCTCGTCAACTTCTCCCTTAGCAGCAGTTTTTAATGCAGAAAAGACTTTAGATAAACTATCTTCGTCTGCTTGATACTTAATAGCAATACCGCCCGCTTGTTGCCAAGCACGAATGTTTACACCGTAATCGTCAATAAGAATATTAGGAGTACCGTCAGCATTTTTTGCATATTTGTATTTTTCGTGTTCGAATATAATTTTGTCAGCAGGAACATGAATATGTTTTTTCAGCCATTCACGTTTACCTCTAATGCTTCCTTCTTTATCAAAGTTTAATGGGCTGCTTAAAATATTATAACCACCTGCATAATCAACTACTATGCTTAAAAGTTTATTAGCAGTAGAAAATGCCGGAAGGTCACGAAATAATTCATAGGCATTAGAGTCTTTAAAAAATGTTTCCCATTGATCTTTTGTCATTTTATTGTAGTGCTCTACATCATGTAAACCTCCTACATGATTAAAAAGATCAGCAAGGACTCCGTCCATATCAACATAGACTTTCATTCCTTTGGGTAAACTAAACTCTTCTGCTCTCATACTGGACTATATGGATTTAGAGGACGATCCCATTCGCCTTCTTGTGGTGGATAAACAGGATACTCGTTCATACTGCAAAACTACTTCCACAACCGCAGGTTGTTACTGCATTAGGATTTTTGATAGTAAAACTTGATCCCATTAATTCTTCTTTATAATCTATCTCTGCACCGTGTAGATATTGCATACTCATTGCGTCAACTAATACTTTCCATGCACCGCAATCAAATTCAAAGTCATCTTCGTTTTGTTCGTCGTCAAAGGTAAAGCCGTAACTAAATCCACTACATCCGCCACCTTGTACAAAGGTACGAAGTTTTAAATTAGGGTTTCCCTCTTCAGAAAGCAAATCTTGAATTTTTATTTTTGCTGATGGTGATATTGTAATCATTTTATTTTCCTACAGGTTTTTCTCCGGTTAGATAAGGAAGACTGAACCATAATTGAAACCATTCCGGAGTACCTGGTTTAATATTATGTTGTTTCATAAGTTCGCCTTTTTCGTTTCCAGTAATACTTATGTTGCTGCCGTCGTAAGGTTGATAACCTTTAAATTCGGTAATACCTGCAAGACGTTTTAGTTCAGATAAATCCATTATGCTGTGGCTGGTTCGCCTGTACGAGAAACTTCCCATTTCTTGCCAGTCTGTTCAGTTTTCTTACGGCACATGTCTTGCAATCTACGAAGCTGAGCCATTTCTCTGTGATCGTCTGCGTATGTTCCTTGACCAGGAAACACTTTCCATTTTTTACCGTTGATATAGATAGCAAAGTTATTTGGTGGTTCGGTGTTGCCCTCGTCCCAATCATCTTCTCTATTTCTACGTCCAAATCCGCTTACGCTACTATCGTAATCTCTTTGATAAGCATCACGTCCAAAACCTGATTCTTTCATAGGATCCTTTCCTGCCTGTACTTTTTTATACCATGAAATTAATTCAGCATCACTAGCAAGTTCAAGATAGTTTATTTCCCAGTCCATCTTTTTAGCTAAGAATTGAATAATTTGTTGTCTTTTAGATCTATCTAATAAACCTTCTGTTACTTCTGCTGGTTTTTTATGTTTTTCATATCCTTGTTTTTGTGCCTTCTTCATATCTTTATGAGCACCGGCACCTGAGATAACACTTTGTGCAGCATGAGCTACAGGGTTTCTAGGTTTGACATTATACACTTTTGCTCTTCGGCTTTTCTTATGTTCTAATATATCAGATATTTTCATGATGATCTCTTTTGTTTAGGACCCTTACGAGTTTTCCATTTTTTATCAGTGGAACACCAATAGCGTCCATATCCTTCTTTTACTTCTTTCTTTTTAGGATAACCGTGTTTTATTTCTAGTTGATAACCCTGTAATCCTTGTTTATCTAAAACCTTACTAATAAATTCTTCGGCTTCTTTCGCAGAAGAAAATTTATCACCTAAATTATATTTCCTCATTTCGCCATCGATCATTACATAGGCAATAGTAATAGGTTTGACTGGTTCTTCTGCCGCCTGTGCCGGACTTGCTAATAAATTAGCAGCAGCTAAAGCTGCGCCTGCCGTTTTACTTTTCCAACCTTCTTCAACGCTATCAATCATTGGATCAATACCGCGACTTCGGATTCCACCTTTTCTTCTTACTTTAGCAAGTTCTTCTAAGGCATGACGAATTTGTTCTACATTCATTTTAAGTTCGTCAAATTGTTTGGCCATGTTTTGCCATTCGTATGGACTAGCATTGTCTACTCTGCTAGCAAGATCTTTAATTTGTCCAGCTGCTCTCATCATTCTATATTTTAACTTCGCTGGGTTGGCTTTGTCATGGCTATGAATCATAGGATTCATTGGTTCGGAAGGATCCATTTCAATCGGTGCTTCAGATATGCTTTCTTGAATACCCATGCCCTTGCGTGTGAAATCCATTAATTTCATAATCCAATCTTTCCCTAATTTTTGAACATCAAAACCTTGAGACCATAATGCAAATTGCTGTTCTGGAGTAGCATTAGGATCTTTTAAAATGTTACGTAATTTAGTAAAACTCATTCCAGTTCCGCCAGTTTCGGCAGCTCTTGGTGTAACTTCTACATCAAATTTAACATGTTCAAATCCTGGATATTTAGGATTCTTCATCCTTTTAGATAAATGCTCCATCCATTTTTTAAATCCTTCATATCGATCTTCGCCAACCATAACAATGATATGATCGTATGGAGGAGGATTACTTGATGTTACTAATTCTTTTTCAATTTTTTTCATAACTAATCCACCTTCTTGGATCAGCTGGAACATGGCCTTCTTTTCTGGATATAATTTTTGCCATGTTTGTAATTTAACAGAAGCTGGAATAGGATCGTCTGGTCCCACGGCACTACTAATATAAACATAAGGATCAGCATTTAACTGAGACGCTTTGTTTAAAACAAAATCTACAAGTTGTTGATGTCCAATGTGCCCAACAAAACTTCCTGCGGTAACGACAGCAGTTTTGCCCGATCTTCCATCGCCTGTTGCTCCAGGAGGTCTTGCAGATTTAATTGCTGCGTTTTTTGCAGAAATAATATCTTTTTGTTCTTGACTAGTAATTTTAACAGGACCATTCTTTGTGTTAAGAATAATGCCTTCATAATCTTTGCCTAACTTATCCTTTCCTATAATATCTGGATGTTGGATGATAAATTTTGCTAGATATTCTTTGACAGGCTGCAATGCTTCGGTAGCTTCTTTTTTAAGATCTCTTTTACCGCTATTAACTAACGATCGTAATGTTTCAAGATTTTCAATGGGAGGCAATGCCCCAGTTACATCTAAACTGCCGTTAGTAGTTAACGAGTTGTCAATGAACATTGTTGTTCCAATGCGACCAATTTTTCTCAATGCAGAGATGTATTTGTCGCTATTTGGATGTTGTTCGCCAGTTGAGCTTTTTTCAGCAAACAATGGCACAAGTGCTAGAGTAACACCTTCGGGCAACTTGTCATAATGTATGCCAACAAATTTTAATTTACCATCTTCTGTTTCAGTAGCAAATGGTAGATATAAAACTTCACAATGAATTTTTACATCATTGAGAGCGGTATTACCTAATTTTTGATCAACGTTAGCAATGACATGCATCATCTCGTCGTATAGATCATCAAATAACTTAGCCCTAGCTTTTACATCTGGAGCGGCTTGTCTTTCTTCAGCATGTTTGCTGAATGTACCAGGTTCAAACTTAGGACCACTACGACTAGTTTCCATATATGGTTTGCCAGATTTATCTTTACCAAACCTAGCACCAAACCCGTCTACTTTAACGGTCATTGGAACATTGTGTAATTCAAATTTTCCTGTTGCTGAATTTTTTAATTCGTCTAATAAATTTAAAAAATCAGAATCCTTCATTTTTTCTAAATGAACAATTCCTTTTCTTTTACTTTGTACTACTTCGGCTTCGTTAATACTTTCGGATACTTTGTAACTTGCTTTATAATCTTGACGCATTTGTTCAAGATTTTTATGAGGTGTAACGTTTAAAGTTTTTAATGCATAGTTAAGTGCTGTATTTTTTTCTAAGATATCTCTTTCAGGATCGCCTTTATATAATCCTTGTGCGCCAGGAGCATATAGCTTATCAATAAATGCATCAATGACTTTTTCCTTTTCATCCTGAGGAACAACAAGATTCATAATTTCTAATAATCCTGTAAAACTCCATGTCTTAGGAAGAAGTTTTTGTATTTCTGTTTCTTTAACTCTTTTACCAAATATGTTTTGGAAAATTTTTCCAATATTCTTTTCGTAACCACTTGCTGGCAACGCCCTCATAACAGGAAGACCGTCAATTTCTAAAGGCTGTCCGGCATCGTCTAATACTGGTTCATATTTAGGACGAAGGCCTCCGCCTTCTTTGCTACTAACAGCAAAAGAAAACATATTGTCTGTTGTTGGAACATCTTGTTCAACTCTAGCTTTACCTCGGCCAACCATTTTTCTTAATAAAAAATCTTGGCTTGTTAATCGTGTAAATGATTGAATTAGATACTTGTGAAATACACCTTTGATACCTTGGCTTAAATCTTCCCAGCTACTGCTATGACTAAATCCTGCCCAATCAGTGGGTTCGTCTTTTTCATAATCTACAAATTCAAGATCAATCTGTACCTTAATAGGAGGATCAGTTAACTCCCACATTGTACTATATTGTTCGTTGCCTTTACTAAATCCAATTAATTTTCCATTGCCAACAACTTTACCTGTTGAGGATTGTAAAAATTGAACAAGTTCTCCTGCATATTCTTTATTAATTTGTGTATCTATATCGCCAACTTTAGGTTTAATACGTTCAAACTCGTCGTCGGGTAAGTCAGTATTAAAAAAATGTAAACTAGATCCGCTTAAGAATTTTTTACTTGCTAAAACTTTTTTATTCCAAAGTTCGTGACCAACTGATGCAGTAAAACTAGAATTAATTCCGTTTAATAATTTGTCTAATATTGGAACAATATAAGAACGCTTGTGAACTTTAAGATCAATTTGCTGAGCTTGATGGTCACCGGTATCTCCTTGCCAGCCAGGGCTTTGAGTCGAAAGGTTTCCACCTTCTATAAGAGGTAAATTATTTCTCTTGTAGAATAATTCTAAAAGTTTCATTAGTCTTCCTGTTTATAGTCGCCGTTCTCGATATGCTTTTCTTGTTCAGTAGCAATCATTTTTGCTAGTTCAACAATTTTGCTTTCAGGAAACTTTTCATTGGCATCTTCAATATCAAACATTTCACAATAATTTTCTAAACAACTTCTTAAAGGTTTAATGTAAATTGTGAAAGCCTTTGGATGTCCTGCATGTTTTTCGTGGCGCTTTACCGCAGGAAAGAAATATTTTGTTAATAATTCTGTATTATTATCAATATAAAATTTTAAATCGTCAATCCAATCAATGTCAGCTTGCTCGTCATCTTTTGGAGCTCCTATAGCCGACCACATTTCTTTTAATAACATTATTTCTGCTCCGGTGGATTATATTCTACATGCTCTGCGGCAGAATTTAAATGATCATTGGCAAGGGTAATATAACTACTAACCCATCCTGGTAATTCATCACCTTCTCGGATACTATTAAAAAGAATCTTGGCGTTTTTTGCAATTTGAACTAATTCTGCTTTAGCCATGCTTGCTTCGTGATCTGTGGATTCTCTTATCCCTTTAGATCTAGCTTCTTTTTCTAAGTCTAATTTACGTTGCTGTACTGCTTTTGCAAGATCAGGCTCTTTCATAACAACAGGATCAGTTTCAAGATCGTGTAGGGCCTTCTTTTTAGCTTCGTAATCACCCTTAGGGTCTGCTGAATTTAATTCTGTTTCAAATAAAGAAACTTCAAGTTTAGTGATAATATCTTTCATAGTATGGTTCCGTAAGGACATACTATATTTATCTTATTTTAAATGTTAGAAGTTATAGTGAATTGACTGGATAGTACCGTCTTCTAATACGTGACCGGCACGAATCCAGACGAAATTACCAGTAAAATTAACGCTTTGAGACACTACAGGGTTATCTGGATTTGTAATTAGCGTACTATCGTCGCCTAATGTAGTTCCATCAATGTCAAACCAATCTGATTCGCTAGGATCTAATGCTAAAGACCCTTGCAATTTAATAGTTCCAACAAACGAATCAACTCTATAAACTGCTGTATGCAGCGAATTATTTAGGCTATGATACCCAGCACCGATACCCTTTTCAGTATATGTAAAATCTGGAGTTGCCGATTCAGTTGAATAATTTTCTAGTAAAACAATGATTTCAGTGGACATCTCTTATTTAGCTAAAATTTGATAGTCGTAAACCCTACCCACAACTTCACCATTTCGCAATTGCATCATGAATAGAGTTTTTTCGTCCTCTACAAGTACGTATCGACGGTCCCAATTATAATCGGTCTTTATAAACCAACTTTTAACTGCGGTTGACATTCGTATCTTTTCCCCTTGAGTTTCAATCCAAGAAACAAAACTTTCTTTTGCTTCTTTATTTCCTTTTAACTTATGGGGAAGAAGATATACTTTGTAGTTATATCTATTATGAGGTAATTTTTTAGCAAAAATCGAATTTGAATTTGTTTGTTCTTGTTCTTGCCCAGGAAATGGTTCAAATACATGTCTTACATAATCTTTAAATTCTAAAGCAAGATTTTTACAAAATGTAGCATCGTTAGTGTATATGTCGATATATCTACTTTCAATTCTTTTAGTAAATTCAACATTTTTATTTTTTTCTAAAAATGTAACTAGTTCTAAGATTTGATCTTTGTTACTAAATGCTTGTTTTCTGCTGTCAAAATAATAATGTCGATCTTGTTCTTCTGGGTTTAAACAGAATTCTCTAATCTCATCATATGTTTTTGTGCGTAACAAAGATACCCCCTTGATCAAGACGGTAACTTTGTATAACCACTTATTGTAAAACTTTTGACCTGTATACTTTACATCATACGGTTTCTTCATTGGATTCCTCCAAGTTTAACCCTCGCTTCAATGCCTTTTTCTGTTCTTTGGTTAAAATAGGACTAATTTCAAATTTTAGATCGTCATTCTCAATGCTAACATCAACTCGTCCGCCGTTTTGTAATTCTCCAAATAGGACTTTACGGCTCAAAGGAGATTTGAGTTTATTATCAATTAAACGAGCCAACGGTCTTGCGCCCATCTTTTTATCGTAACCTCTTTCAGCTAACCATTTAACTGATTCGGAATCAACAACAATCTCAATGCCTTTATCTTTAAGTTGATCGTTAAGTTCTTTAACAAACTTTTTAACAATTTGACCAACGGTAACCATTGAAAGATTTGAAAACTTAATAATAGCATCTAAACGATTACGGAACTCCGGAGCAAAGAATTTCTTAACTGCCTTGTCGTCCTCGTCGTCCTTGCTTAAGTCACCAAAACCTATGGTATTTTTTTCGTTGTCTGCTGCCCCTAAATTACTGGTCATAATTAAAATAGTGTTGCGACCGTCTGCTTGTTTTCCATTACTTCCAGTTACAAATCCGTTATCCATAAATTGTAACAAGATGTTTGACACATCGGGATGTGCTTTTTCAATTTCATCTAAAAGCAATACAGCATTTGGGTGTTCTTGTAGTTTGGTAATCAACTGACCTGCGTTATCTTCGTATCCAACATAACCAGGAGGTGCACCAATTAATCGAGCAACGCTATGTTTTTCTTGATATTCACTCATATCAAAACGAATTAATTGCATACCCATTTTATCTGCTAACGCTCTTGCAGTTTCTGTTTTACCTGTACCAGTTGGACCTAAAAATAGAAAACTGCCAATGGGTTTATTAGGATTTTTCATACCTGCTTGAGAAACAAAAATCTTATCAAGAAGATTATCAACTGCTGTATCTTGTCCATAAACAGATGCCTTCATGGAACCTTCTAGGTCAGATAAGTTCTTACTTTCTTTTTGTGCTACCATTTCTAGCGGCATATTAACCATTTTACTAAGTTCGTATGTAACCTGTTCAATATCTACCAGTTGTTCAATGCCTTCCATGCCGTCTTCGTCTTTTACTTTATAACGAGCACAAGCACAATCGATAATGTCAATTGCTTTGTCTGGTAATTTTTTATCAGACATATACTTCATAGAAAGTTTAACTGATTGCTCAATTGCACCGTCAGTAATTTTAACGTTGTGATGTTTTTCGTAGTATTTCTTAATACCTTTAATAATTTTAACTGCAAGTTCTGGCGTTGGCTCGTCAACCGTAACACGTTGGAATCGACGCATTAGAGCACGATCTTTTTCAAAATGTTTACGATAATCTTCCCACGTAGTTGATGCTACAAGTTTAATAACACCTTTAGTAAGGATTGGCTTCAACATATTGGCCATATCATTTGAACTTTGATTAGCAGCACCGGCACCTTGCATCATGTGTGCTTCGTCAATGAATAAAATAATCTTGCCTTTCTTTTCTAAAGCACCTAACACAGCTTTTACACGTTCTTCAAAATCTCCACGATACTTACTACCAGCTAGCAATGCTGAAATATCTAAACTATAGACCTGATGGTCTTGAATAAACTTAGGTA